TTTAGAGAAGACGGAAAAAGTTACCAACGATGCAATCATTAACTTGTTACAATACTACGAACTTGTTAATGAACTATAATGGCCACCAGACAACAGCTAAAAGACGAGCTTAAGAAACAGCTTAAAGAAGAGTCAGCCTCTGGAGCAGCTGGTGCCTATAGCACACCCTACGCTTTTAATCCAAATAAAAACGCCCAAGGTACTTCACGTAACTACTACTTAAAGATGGGCTGGAAGCTTGTCAATAAGAATAAAGTACGTAAGGCAGCTAAGGGGGTGGTGTATAAGGATCTTTGGAAATAAACAATACCTATTTATAACATATGAAAAGCCTACAAAATCAATACAATCTTATCAAAGAAGGTAAAGGCAATAAAGAACTCTTCTTAAAAGAAGCTAAAGCTCAATTCCCTCAATATATTTCTAACGTTCAAACGTTCGATCAAGTTATTCACTCATTAACTGAGAAGGGTATTCTTAGTGAAACTTTAATGTTAGGAGGAGTTGCACAACCTAAAAATCAAGACTGGTTTAAGATCTTTAACGAAAATGTTAAAGCTGACCTAAAAGACACTGACAAAGAGGTTGAAGAAATGGAAACTAGAGGCTACAACTACAAGGAGAAGAACAACAATAACATCTCTACAGCAGAAATGCTTAAGGGTTACTATGTTGAAATGAAAGATCCTAAGAATGCTGAAAAGACTGAAGAGCAAATCAAAGCAATCGTAGTTAAAAACCTTGAGAAAGATCCTTTATTCTACGTTAAAGACGGTGAATTCGGAATTAAAGGCTTAGGATACAAATCAGAACACCCCGGCCTACCTAAAGATATCTACGGCAACTATGCCCTTGGTATTGAACCTAAAGTAAAATTAACAGGTAAGTACAAATCATCTGGAATGGAACCTGTTAAATTAAATGAATCAAAGCATAGTGATGAGGCTGATTTAAAAATATACAAATCAGAATTAAATATGCTTAATAAAATTAAACCAACAGGTGAAAAGCAATTAAAAAGAAAAGCAGAATTAGAAAAGAAAATTGCTGATTTAGAAAAGAAAGTAACTTCATCCTTAAAAGAAGGAGAAGAGGAAATGTATGTAGTTTATAGCTACCCAGACGGAAAAGAAGATCAAAAAGAGCTGTACCGAAAAGATAATTCACTTCGTGACGCTAAACTCCGAGCTGGTAACTTAAACATAATGTATAAAGAAGACTCTGATATATACAGCTATATGAAACAATCTGAATGGGAGGCCCAATACGGTCCTTTATCAGAAGATAAAGCTACATTATCGGAAGCTAAGAAAAGAGCTATTGAAAAGCATATCAAAGAAATTGAAAAGATGGGTGAAGTAGCTGCTTGGGAACATAGAATCAATATGATTCAAGAAAAAATTGAAGAGCTCACTAATAAAATGACTGTAACTGAAGGCGACGACGTTAAGGATATGGTGGATAAGAAAGCAGTTAAAGAGTTAAAAAAAGATATTGCCTTATTAGAGAAGAAGAAAGCTCTATATGAAAAGCAAAAAGCTAAAGCCGGTAAAAGAATAACTGACAAATCTGCCATGCAAACCGCAGCCGGCGAAGGTGCTACTGTAATGGAGAAAGAAGAAAAACCTTTCACTCCTCCAACAGATCCTGATAGAGAAAGAGTATTCGCCTCTATGAAAAGAGACACTGCTCCAAAACCAAAAAAAGAATCTTGGTCTGGAATGGTTAGAGAATTAATAAATACAAAGAATTTAAAAGTAAAATAATGGATAAGAACTTACTTATTGAGACTATATCCTTCCAACCTAAACCTCTGAAACTATCAGAGGCTAAGGGTAGTTCTGGTCTTCCATTAGTTGAGGGTACTTTAGCAACTGCTGAAATAAAGAACGGTAACGGAAGATATTACAGTAGAAAAATTTGGGATAGAGAAATCAATAAGTATATGGATTCTGTTAAGAATAATAGAGCGGTTGGTGAGTTAGATCACCCTGAATCAACTGTTATTAATCTCAAGAATGTATGTCATAACATCAAAGATATTTGGTGGGATGGTAATAATATTATGGGTAAGATTGAAATATTACCTACTCCTTCAGGAAACATTTTACAAGCCCTTATTAACTCCGGTATTACCGTTGGTGTATCATCTAGAGGAATGGGATCAGTTAGACAGATGGGAGAAACATTAGAAGTTCAAGAAGACTTTGAATTACTGTGTTGGGATTTTGTATCCACTCCATCAAACCCAGGCTCCTGGATGCACCCACTACACGAAGGATTGACTAGAACCGTAAATCAATATGATAAAGCTAATGAAATCATAAGAGAGATCTTATGTGCTCATGGTAGCTGTCCAATATTCTAACCCCTCTTAGGATAGCATCCTTTGATTGACCCTCCCTTAAAAAAGGAGGGTTTCATATTTTTGGTGAAAACAGATATATTTATATTTGTATGTACTACGATCAATGTAGTACCAAAAAAACTCTACAAAACAATTATTACGCTCTTATTAATAAGCGTATTTCCCAAAAAAAACTATTATTAGGAAAATGACAAACAGAGACTTGTTAAAAGAGGCGATTGCTGATGCAAAAGCTGTAAAGGAAGTCGCTATCACTAATGCAAAAGCTGCATTGGAAGAGGCTTTCACACCACATCTTAAAGAGATGTTCGAAAAGAAAATGAAGGACATGGAAGACGAGGAAGAAATGAACGAGTATGCTGAAACTCAACCTGACCGTGATATGGACGGAGACGGTGACGTTGATGCAGAAGATGTCAAAGCCATGAGCGAATCTGAGCTAGAAGAGCTTTTAAGAGAATTAGACGAAGCTGAAGAAGAAGAGTCTGAAGAATCTGAAGAAGAAGAAGGTGAAGAAGAGGAAGGCGATGAGGATGAAGTTGAGATCGACCTTGAAGAAATGACCGAAGAAGACTTGAAGAAATTTATTGAAGAAGTGGTAGACGAAATGATCGAAGCTGGTGAATTAGAAGCCGGCCACGAAGGTATGGAAGACGAAGCTGGAATGGAAATGGAACCAGAAATGGATGCCGAAGAAGCTCCTGCAGAAGAAGAAGCACCTATGATGGAAATGAAAGATTCAGAAAACTTAAGTGAAATTATTGACCTATCTCCTGATCAAATTGCTATGTTACCAGGACTAGTTGCCACAACGCTTGGCGGTTTAGTAGGCGGTGGAGCTCTTCTAGCATACAAGGATGAAATCATGGCTGCTGTAAAGAAGTCTATTAGTAAGGTAGCAGGTGAAGGATCTAAAGAAACAACTGAAGCTAGTCATAAGAAAGACGACAGTATGAAACACATGGAAGAAGAACTAGCTGAAGCCATCGACACCATCACTACATTGAAGTCAGAATTAAATGAGATTAACTTGTTGAATTCAAAACTTCTTTACACTAACAAAATCTTCAAGGCTAAAAACCTTACTGAAGCTCAGAAAGTTAAAGTATTAACTGCTTTTGACAAAGCTGAGACAGTTAAAGAAGTTAAGTTAGTATTCGAAACTCTAAATGAAGGCTTGGAAAAAGCCGCCAAGAAAGAGTTGGTAAGAGAAAGCAAAGGATTTGCTTCAAAAGTAATCGGATCTTCACCAAAACAGCCTGTGGTAGAAGTAAATCCGGTATTCGAAAGAATGAAAAAACTTGCAGGCTTATAAAAAAATAAAAAACACTACACATTAATACAATGTCTAACGTACAACAACTACTCGAATCTGCTAACCCCTGGCAGAGTTTGCAATCTGACGCTGCCAGATTGTCAAAAAAGTGGGGCGCTACCGGCCTTTTAGAAGGTATGGGCGGCGAAACTGAAAAGAACAACATGTCAATGATCCTTGAGAACCAAGCCAAGCAATTGGTTATTGAGCAATCTCAAACTGGAACTGGTGCTAGCTTTACAACTGGTACAGGTGAACAGTGGGCTGGTATCGCTCTTCCTTTGGTAAGAAAGGTATTTGGTCAGATCGCTGCTAAAGAATTCGTTTCAGTTCAGCCTATGAACCTTCCTTCAGGTCTAGTATTCTTCTTGGACTTCCAATACGGAACCACTAAGAGTCCTTTCACTTCAGGTAACTCTATGTATGGTGCTCAATCTGCTAACTTCGGTAACACCTCAACTGGTGCTTTATACGGTGCAGGTAGATTCACATACTCTACTAACCAATTCTCTTCTTCTATGACTAGCTCCGTTGCTGGATTCGTTTCTTCTTCTGCCACTTGGGCACAGTTGAACTTCAACAGTGACTACTCATCTTCAATTGTTGCTGGTACTATCACTAGAATTAGCGTTCCTAGCTCATCTATCTCTACTGATCTAGATCCTCTAGGAGTAAGAGGTTTCATCTTGACTTCAGGTTCTGCAGTAACTGCTGCTGACAACTTACAAGAATTCACAGTAATCTCTGGTAGCTCAGTAGTATTCTACATCAGCAAATACGTTCCTGTTGGAACTAATTGGGAAGTTTACTACAACAAGTTGACCAAAGATAACGCAAGAGGTGACTTCGAATCAGGTGCTTCTTACGCTATTCCTAACTCTGAATCTAACACTGAGATCGTTATCCCTCAGATTAACGTTCAAATGAGATCTGAAGCTATTGTTGCTAAAACCAAGAAATTGAAAGCACAATGGACTCCTGAATTCGCTCAAGATTTGAACGCTTACCATTCTTTGGATGCTGAAGCTGAATTGACTGCTGTAATGTCTGAGTACATTTCTTTGGAAATCGACTTAGAAATTCTTGATATGTTGATCGAAGCTGCTGCTGCTGGTACTGAGTACTGGTCTGCAGTTAATAACGAGTTTATCAACGCAGGTAGCACAGCCTTCAACGGTCTAACTGCTACTAACGGTGGATACTACAACACTCAAGGTCAATGGTTCCAAACTTTGGGAACTAAAATGCAGAAATTGTCTAACATCATCCACCAAAGAACTTTGCGTGGTGGTGCTAACTTCTGCGTAGTATCTCCAACAGTTGCTACTATCTTGGAAAGTATCCCAGGCTTTGCTTCTACTTCTAACGGTGACGTTACTGTAGCTAGCTACGCTTTCGGTGTACAGAAGATGGGTCAAATCAACAACAGATACACTGTTTACAAGAACCCTTACATGAAGGAAAACACCATCTTGATGGGCTTCAAAGGTAGCCAATTCTTAGAAACTGGTGCGGTATTCGCTCTTTACATTCCATTAATCA